GTATCCACCCCGACCTACATGATAACCGCCGGGGATTGCTTTACATTTCTTGTCAGTATAGCAATAATATTTGCCGGGAGGGCATCTTTTTACTTTTGCTTCATTAATGAATGATTCAAATGATTTCATCATTCCTCCATGATGAGGTCAAACCACGATTCGCTCATTCCTTCAATAATTTTACTAGCATCTGCTTCAGTCTCGGCATATCCTTCTTCGACCAAGTGAGCGACTACTCTCTCATAGTAGTTGTTAGCGGAGATAGTTTGCTTAGGTGATGGTTTCATTGTTATATCTCGTTTTAGTTATTTAGATAAAAAAAGGGGTGCCGTAGCACCCCCAGTAGAACCTTGTGAATCCGATAGATCACATGAGGTTGTTGACACGTACGCGACGATAGTAGCGGTTGGAGTTGGTGGTAAGAGCACCGAGTCCAGCATCGGTTCCTTGTGCGAAGGGGTTGGCGACGACTCCATAACGAGTCTTGAAGCCAATCTTGGGCTGGAAGGAGTTCTCTCCAACAGCACGAACCATTTGCAGGGGAACGTAAGGGCAATAGAACAGACCAGCGTCATAAGGTGAAGTACCCTTATAACCAGCAACGTAGTACTGACCAGCGGAAACGTTAGAAGAATAAGGATCGATGTAGACCTTATACTTACCTTGCAGAGTACCAGCGAAGGTGTTGCCGGTGTCGTCAACGTTCAGGTTGGCGTTCAGAGCGGGGGTGTAGTCGAGTACACCAGCCATGGTCAGTGCGGAAGCAACGTCAGCAGAGCACAGGATGGTGTTACCCTTGCCTCTACGAGTTCTTTGTGCAATTGCGTTGGCGTCTCTTTCAATCTGGAAAATCAGACCTTTGAACTTCTCAACGGACCAACGACCATTGGCGTCGGTGTCGAGGTCGAAACGACCAGCGTTAGCAACGTTGGTTTGAGCACCAGCTTCAGCAGTCTTGTAGATCGTTCTGATGATCTCACGGTTGATTTCAGCGAGGATTTCAGTTGACAGGATGTTTGCCAACTCAGCCTCAGCGTTGAGTCCGTGGATTGCTTTCAAGTCTTGTGCAAGCTCGAGTGAATACTCAGCTTTCAGAGCGCGTGACTTAGCGGTAACGGTAACTTTCTCGATTGAGAAAGCCATTTCGTTGAAATCGTTACCAGCGGTGCCATCACCGAGTGCTTCAGCACTACTGGTGTCCATGCCCTGACCAACGTTGTAGTCTTCCTCAGCACCACCAGCGTCGTTCAGAACACCGGGATCGGAACCAGCCTGAGCGGTAGTACCCATACCAACAGCAGCGTTGCTGAAGTCGGTGAGTCCAAGACTTGAGTTTTGACCAGCGAAAGCAGAGTTTGCTTCGTTGAACAGCGCTTCGGTACCGGCTTGCTCGGTGTAGCGGGAGCGCATTGCGAAGATCAGTCCAGTAGGACCGTTCATGGGTTGTACGCCAGCGAGGTCATAAGCGACCAGGTTAGGCATAGCGCGTCTGATCAGGGAGATCAGGACGGGATCGAAGTTATCGATGCTGCTACCGGTTGAGTTGGTAGGAGCGGCTTCAGACAGGAACTCACGCTCCTCTCTAAGCATTCTTTCTTGGTTTTCCAGCAGGACAGCGGTAACCATTTTACGGTGGTTATCCTTAATGTCGCCCATTCCATCGTGGTTGAGGATGGGGTTCCACTTTTCCTGCAGGTGTTCTACATTGAACCCTTGCATTTTAGTTTCCTCTTTTTGAGTTATAGTTTGATTTATGATTTAAAAATCACTTTTTTGAGACTCTGTTCAGAGTCTGGAGATATGCCTCCATAAGTCCAGAGTGTTGCTCTGAAACTTCGGTTGTATTACCTTCAGAAATAGTCTCTGAAGTGTCTCTTTGAGCACCGGCGTTCTCAGGGAAATATGATTCTCTCAGAGTGACCAGTTTCTCACGATAGCTTTCTTCACCATCAAACTCAACATTTTCTGCAAGAGCAGCGAGTTTCTCCTTCTGTGACATTGCTAGACCTTCAGCGACATCAGCGATGATGGTGTCAGCAACGGACTCGGATAATCTCTGATTTAGAGCGATATTTCTTTCGATTTGCTCGTTGAGTTTATCTTCCATTTCATCAAGTTTCTCTACCATACTATTGAGTACATCATATTTTTCTTCAGGGATGTTTACATAATGCTCTTCAAAAAGTCCCTTCATTCCTTGGAGGAATGACTCGGACATGTCTGCCTTAAGACCAGCCTCAACAGCGAGTTGGTTCTCAGACATCCATTCATCAGCGACATACTCAAGGTAACCATCAACTCTATCTGTCAATGATTCCTTGATAGTGGCAACTTCTTCAGTGAGTTGCTCTTCGTATTGTGCCTTCAGTTCTTCTTGAACTTCGGCAACTTTTGCTTTGATAGCAGTTTCAAAAATGGTACGTGCCTTCTCTTGGAATTCCTCAGAGAGTTCTTCGCCTTGAAGGAGAGCAGATACGTCTTGCTCCAGATCGTACTCAGCAACTTCTTCTTGCTCGGCAACAACTTCACCTTCGGTTTCGGTTGTTTCCTCTTCAACAGTTTCTTCAACTGTCTCTTCGATAGTTGCTTCGGTTTCGGTTACTTCGTCTTCAGCGACAACTTCGCCTTCAACTTCTACTTCTTCCTCTTTCATACCCTTGGGGGCTGGATCAGCCTTACCTGCCTTGCTGTTGGCAACGTCCTTAACCTGCTTGAGGGTCGAACCGGGTACATTGAGTTTTGCCGAATTGTCATCGACTTTATAATTTTCTGGAGTAGGACCGCCGAGATCTTCATATGAAGCACCAGCCATCTTTTGCATGGGATCAGCTTTCCCAGCTCCTTTGGTTACTACGTTTTCCATTTCTTGTAAATTGCTACCAACGGACATTTGTGTTTATAGATTTGTATTAATCTATATTTATTTATAAATTAAAGATTTAATAGGAACTCGTTGAATAAATTCAACTTATGCTCCTCAAGTCTTCTTTGATCAACAAGAGTGTTAATTCTCTTTTGTGTTTTTTCAGCGAGTTGTTCGCGAAGTTTACCTCCTTCCCATACCCACTCTTTACCTTCCATGATTCCATTGACGAAAGCGTCAGGAGCAGAAGGATCGGCAACGATATCAGCAGCAGTTGCTAACTGGAAATCTTCGCCAACGACTCTTACGCCGTTTCTATCTTCTCTCAGTGAACCAACACCGCGAGAAGAAACACCGAGCATTACACCTTCACCTAAAAGTGATGATGCAATCTTACCCATTGGTGTTGAAAGAATCTGTGCTTTACCTTTAAAGTTTGATCCTTCCTGAACCAATGAAGTAATCTTGTGTGAAACACGGTCAAGATTGACGGTAGGACCATCAGGGTGACCGAGCTCACCAAGAGCACGTCCTTTCTTCACAAAAGATTCATTATAACGACCGACCTCTTTGGCGAGAGTCTCCATGGGATACATTCTGCCGTTACGGTTTTTGATATCACCTTGCAGGAATACACCTTCAATGTATAACTTCTTATTGGCACCTTTGCCTTCGGTGATAATCTCTACCTTAGTGATTTCTTCTGTGATAAGTTTCATTTTTTTATCCGGTAAATCCTACTTTTGAACCAACAACATCAGTACTTGCAGCAAATATGCAATGAGATGCTCTTTTTTCGAGAAACTCTACGGAAAGTGCTGGAATAGTAAACGTACCAACAACCGATCCACTTTGTGTTTCTACAACAGTAACTAACTGGGGATTAGAATTAGAGTTGAACAACCTAACAACAGTTGCTTCAGTAAAACTTTTAGCAGTTCCTGTTAGTGTTGTACAAGCTTCTTGAGATCCCAATAATAATGTTCTTGCCATTATTCTTCCTCTTGTGGTTCTTGATCAATTTCAGTCTCAGGTTCATCAACCTGATCTGGTTCGTCAAACATTGACTGTGCTACAGTAGGACGAATTGCTTCGACTCTTTCACCTGCTTTTGCATACATTATTTCTTTGATCTTATCGCTGATTTCCGCAGCAGAAGCATCAGTAGCAATCAAATCGATTACGTTATCCATAAAAACTTAATATAGTGATATTTGATTATTTATATCTCAGCGACCTTGGCGTCTGCTTCTAGGTCTGGTTCGGTGACTGGAGCACCTAGATCTCCACCCCCCGTATCTAGTGGTTCACCCGTGATTGGGTCCACAGCAGCAGGGTCTGGAATGATACCATCCTTGATTTCTTGTTCGATTTGTTCATCGATTTCAATCATTTCAGCATCAGTCTGTCTCAGAACTTTTCTACGAACATACTCATTGGAATAATACTTACCAATGAAGGGTTCAATAGTTGCTAGAATATTCAAACGCTCTGAAAGCATTTCAGATTCTTTCAGTTCAGCAAACTGATTATCATACAGGAAGTCATACTGAATATGATCGCTCAGTTTCTCCCAGTCTTCTGGTGATACAATGTTCTTCAGAATCAGTTGAGTCTTCAACATATCGTTGAACATCTGAGCAAATCTCTTTCTCAGACGACCAACAAACTTGGAGAACTTCAGTTCATCACGCAGAATCTCAGAAGAACGACCAAGATTGAAACCACCATCACTGGCGATTCTAGACTCGGGAACATTCAGTGCTCTATACAGTTTCTTCTGGAAGTATTCAATATCAGCAAGTTCGCCCAGATTCTGACCACCAGGAAGTGTGGTGATTTCAGTACCACGTCCACCTTCTCTTCTAGGTAACCAGAAGTCTTCCATCATGGACATAAACTTGCGATCATCACGGACCTCACCCGTCTGTGCGTTATAGACAAGTTTGTTTCTATAACGAGACATAACCTCTTTCAGGTATTGCTCTGCTTTTACCTTAGGAAGATTACCAACGTCAATGTAGAAGATTCTTCTTTCAGGTGCACGTGACAATCTGTAGATAACCAGACTATCTTCAATCATGCGAAGTTGATTGAGTGCCTTGATTGCCTTGTGAAGATATGAGAGAACAGAACCTTTGTTTCTATCGACCAGACCAGAACTGCAATAAACTACAGAATCTTTTGCAATTTTGATCGCACTTTGAGCTGCTCTGTTACCAGATAGAGTTTGTGTGGGATACTTTGCACCAGGTGTATACATAAAGAATTCTTCAATCTCTGGTGATACAATTTTTGCATCATTACCACCATTTTTCAGATTGACATAGTTGATATCATTCTGCTTATTCTTTTTCTC